TGTATCGCCCTTACAAATAATAGCATTGTTAACGGTAAACAAATCAGGCATTTGCACCTGCATATTTATAATTCCCGGATTACCCGGAGTAGCCTTATAGGTATTCACCAAAGGATTACCCGTTAATCCATTGGTGCCTTGAATCACAGAACTGCCCGGATGTATTGGCTGATTAGTATAAATTACTCCGCCACCGCCACCACCACCGGGACCGTGAGGAGATCCGAAATTAGCATGACCACCATGACCACCTCGTGCTAGAATTAAAATATTTGTCAATGATGTTTTGGAAATAAAAAAGACAGATCCGGCGGCACCGCCACCGCCGCCGCCATCATTTAGTACGGTGTTATTTGCATTGGCGCCATCTACATTAATTACACCACTACCTATAACAGTATCAGCTTTAATCATTACTATACCTCCACCGGCGGCACCGCTTGATGCAAAACCACTGCCGGGTGTTCCGGTGCTATTATTCGTTGTGCCCGCACCACCGCCACCACCACCTGAAGTGTTGTATCCGCCTGCACCCGATCCACCATTATTTCCCTGACTTAGAATAGACGAACCAAAACTACCTGATGCAGTACTAGGCGATCCAGACCCACTACCACCGTCGGCTGACACACCGGACAATGCGGAAACATCACCGCCACGCGGATACATGCCGCCGCCACCGCCACCTATAGCAATAAGGTTTCCTAGCCTTGAGTAGTCACCGCGCTTACCGCTAGTAGTTCCACTTGATCCTCCTGAACCACCTGCACCGATAGTTACGGTAATACTTCCACTAGGAAGATACACATTTGCTGCTTCTAGGTAACCCCCCGCACCGCCGCCACCCATTTGAACGTCTCCAACTCCATCGTTGTTGCTATAGCCGCCAGCGCCGCCACCAGCAACAACGAGAACATCAGCGAAACCCTCACGAGTAACAGTAAACGTCCCATTAGCCGTAAACGAGTAGTAGTCATACGTCGCTGAACCAGACGTGTACGTTCCAGTAGCGGTGTTAGAAGTAACCGCACCACCCGCTGCAACTGAGACGGGACGAGCAACACGGACAACGACTACGCCGCTACCGCCAGCGCCACCGAGCGTGGCGCTACCAGTAAAGCCGCCTCCACCGCCGCCACCACCTGTGTTTGCGGTACCAGCAGTCGCGTTCACCGTGCCAGAGGCCGTTCCAGCGCCTCCTCCACCTGAACCACCGGAGCCAGCCACGCCGCCCCATGAACCGCCAGCCCCGCCTCCTCCACCGCCACCGCGAGTGACTGCGGTTCCGGTGATAGAGGAGGAAAGCCCAGCGCCTCCATTACCGCCTGCGCTTGCTCCGCCGGGACTTGCGCCAGCCGCACCAGCACCGCCGCCACCACCACCTCCACCGCCGAACTGGACGGAAGAGCCGGTACCCCCGGAGTTGCCCTGACCAGAAGTCCCAGCACCGCCAGCACCGGAAGTGACGGCACCGCCACCACCTGAGCCGCCTGTCATGCCAGCGCCACTAAGCGGGTCGCTATTCATGCCAGCGCCGCCGCCAACCCCGTAGTAAGGACCGACGCGGCTGCTTGTTCCGCTGTATCCGGGCTGAGACGTGCTGCTGTTGACTGCACCGCCAGCACCAACGGTCACCGTCTGTGTCCCAGATGAGAGATAGACGCTTGAAGCCTCCAGATATCCTCCTGCGCCGCCACCGCCAGAAGTTCCAGAGCCACCGGAACCGCCACCGCCGACGACCAGCACGTCGGCATTACCAGCGGTAACAACATTCAGCGACGAATTACCCGTGAACGTCCAATAGTCATACGTCACCCCACCCGACGTGTAGTTACCTGTAGGGGTGTCAGTGATCGTTGCCCCACCGATACGGGAAGGTGTGTTGAAACCTTGAACGGTTGAAAGTTTATTGATAGTCATGTCAGACCTTCACCCTCACGATCACGATACCGGAACCGCCAGCCGCACGACCGCCGCCACCATTGCCAGTATTTGCAGATCCAGCAGAACCAGATGTGCCTTTATTCACACCAGCCCCCCCCGCACTCCTAGTTACCGAGGAACCCGTAATCGAGTTCGCAGTACCACTACCACCAGTTGATGATGACCCGGCTCCACCTGCACCGCCGCCGCCGCCGCCCGTTCCATTTGCACCACCCGGCCCACTCGCACCGCTATTTCCTAGAGCAGTAATACCGGGTCCACCCGCTGAGCCTGTGCCACGTCCTCCACCACCTGACCCGCCAACACTTCCAGCATTTTCGTTAGAATACGCAACGAATCCACCAGCACCACCGCCAACACCGATAAAACTATTGACGCTGGAATGTCCGCCTATCCCTCCATCCGCTGCTCCTGCACCACCAACGGTGACTGTGTAGGAACCTGCGGCGAAATATCGGGAAGTAACATAAAGATGACCACCACCACCACCACCGCCGCCGCCGAAGTTTCCATCTCCCAGTCCACCACCACCGCCGCCGCCAACGACCAGTAAATCAACTAACCCCGCCGAATTCACCGTCAGCGTGCCGCTACCCGTAAACGAAAAATAGTTATACGTAAACCCGCCATCCGTATACGTACCCGTGGGAGTACCGTTAATGACAGCGTTAGGGACACTCGTCGTGACACTCAACCCAGAATTACGGAACGAACTAACAGCCATGTCAGGTGATCTCCGTCAAAAACGCCGAGAACGCACACGTCGAAGCAGACGACGACACGCGCAAATACTTATCCGCATCAAGAGCAACACCAAGCGTCAAAGCAACCGTGTCATTACCCGCCACAACAGCGTCATACACAAGAAACTCGGACACGCCAGGAGTACCAGCAGCCGTATCCAAACCGATACGCACCGTCACATTAGACGACGCCTGGTTACACACAACCAGCGACGACACAACAGCCTCCGTCGCGGCAGGCGTGTTATACAGAGTCGCGTACGTGCCCGTGCTGTTAGTGCCAGCACACTGCGAGAACTTGTAAGCATTAGCCATGAACCTAACCTCCCATCAAAAAGAACGAACTGAAATCCCCGCCACCAGCGGCAGCAGCCCAAGAAACACCAGTACTTGCGTTAGAGTCGGCAGTCAACACGAAACCATTAGTGCCGACAGTCAAATTGTCGACAGTGCCACTAGCAGTAGCAGCCAGCAAATCACCCTTAGCCGTCACCAGCGGCAACGTGCCCGCATTCAAAAAAGCGTTAGGTTCATCAAAATCGCGGGCAGACACGCCATGATTCACGGCAGCACCCGCATCATGCGACTTAGCAGTCGTGCCATCAACAGCGCGAGTCACCGTCAACGTGGTGCCGGAACGGTTCGTCACCTCAACGACTTCCTCATTCACCGTATCCTGGTCAATGATCAAGGTGTACGGGAACGACGCGGGCCAACCAGACACCGCCACCACACCGATAGTGGTAGTACTGTCGTTGATACCCGTCGATAGTGTCGTTCGGGCCGCAGTAGACGAATAGTATCTACGTGCCATATGTTATTCCTTTACCTAGCGGGTGTAGTAACTACGGACTGGGAACAGGTTCTGCAAACCACGAGTCTCCTCAGCCAAACGGACCTGGTACATTTGCAGCAAGAACCTAGACAGGGATGCTGCATTGTTTTGGTTACGTGGCTGACCGGAGTAGTCCGCCTCAGCGGACTGGCCCGACAAGTGGGCAGAGTCAAAGTAGGGTGTCAAACGGTAGGAGGCGCCGAAACGGATAAGGTCCTCACACGACGATGGTAAACCAGTAGTCGTGGCAAACGGGTCACTGTCATTCACCAGCGGTGACGGTTCCTTCGTGAACACGATATTCATTGCCGCACCAGGAACGATAGAATCATACACGCTTATCGTGACACCAGTGGAGAACACTGACGTGGCAGCGTGCTTATCGACACGCAACCTGCGTACCGGCAGCCACTCCTTCGATGGGCCAGTCGTGCGCCACGACACTTGCAGGACATCCAGCGCCCCAGCAGGCAAGGCGTACGTGCTGATGGCGGGCTGGAATGTTACCGTCGTCTCACCCACCGCGAACAATTCAGGGTACACGGAGATGATAGCGTCATTAATGGCCTGCTTCACCATGTTACGTGGGAACATTGGTGAGGATACGACACGCACACCAGGTGCGTACGCTGCAGCCGTAGTGCCACGGAACCCGCGACCATACGGGGGGACAGTGATAGTTTTAGCGGACGAGTCGATAGAGTCAACCCAAATGATCTCGTCACCGATCTCCACAATGCCACGCGAAATAGCGGTCACGTCATTCACCGACAGGACAGTCGCTGATGCTGTGGCGGAGGCAGTCAGATACGTTGCCTGATCCTGCAGTGTCGTGTAACCATACAGTTGCATCAACGTCTGGTCAGTTAACTGGCTGAACGTACTCATCTAGTTGCTCGCATTCACGAAACGGGCCGTGTTCTTGTTCACGATCATGGACGCCGGGGGCATAGTATTTGCGTCATACGGGCGACCCAAAGCACGAGAAGCAGTCTCAGCCTGACGTACCTTGTCAATGGTTGTCCCCTCGGGTTGGATTCCGTTACGTCTCGCCGTCTCATACGCGGCAAGATCAGTCTTGGTTTTTGACCACATGGATGCGAGACCGCTTGTGGCGGTTGCGTTGATGGTCGGGTTCGCTGCCTGTAGACATTCAGCGTACGTGGCGTGGTCTTTTGTTTTGCAGCCTGTGCGGCAGTTATTCGACAACAATGTATTGTCCGTATCCTGCCGCCACCACGGCGGCCTCCGACTCGTCATCAAGAATGTTTGTTGCACCGCCACGGAAATAGTAGTCCGCGTCAGTGATGGCCTCTTGTGCAGGGAACGTGAGCAGTTCACCCGACGTTCCAGTGATCAAGAGTGCCTGACCGTTATCAATCGGGTAACGGCTCAACAGCACGTTGTCCGTGTATGCCAGTTCAATAGTCGGCAGCACAAGATACCTAGATGGTATGTACACGGTTGCCGTGAGGTTTGAACTGAACTCCATTGGCCTAGCCGCAATGTCCTTCACCAGCAGCAGTGTCGCTGTCACGTTAGAATCAGACGACATTGGTTGTGCCGAAACGAACTGGATGCGGGTAGACTCGGCAGTCAAATTAGACGAGCCAACAATAATACTCGCTGCCGCAAACACGATCTTCACGTTGACCGTCAGCGTCACCTCGGCGGACATGGACGCGGAAGCGAGCAGCACACCGACACCGTTAGCGGTCACGTTAGACTGTGCCGACATTGACGACTCAGCAAACGCCGTGATATTCGCTGCAGCCGTCAGGCTAGAATCAGCCGTTAAAGCGGCGGCACCGTCAAACTGCTGAGGGATACCCAGCAGGAAAACGACAGGCTGCGAAATGTCAAACATTAAGACAGGCTAAGAGTCACCGAAGAAGAAGCAAACTGGACAGTATCACCAGCAGACACCGTGCGGGAAGCCGTCAACGGGCCATAAGCGAGACGCTTAGGGGTTCCCGCGTTATCCCAAATCTCAACACCAACCACCGTACACGCAGGCATACCCGTGAACGAGATAGCAGCATTGTTACTGATTGACCCGGACGACGCCGCATCAAACGCGATAGTCTGGCGGGCATATGACCCACCAGTCACCTCAGTGCCAGGAGCCGAATCTGAACCGTTCGCCGTCATCAAAGCCAACTTGACAGGCGTGGTGACAGTGTACGCAGACGTACCCACCAGCGCATCAAGCAACTGATTCTCAATAGTATCAGGGAGATTGTCAGCCACGCTGAATCCTTATCTTTGTAGAAGCAAAACTAATGTTGCAGTGGAGGCCACACCCGCTATATGATGTGGCCCCCACCAGCCATCAACTAGGCGATGGACGAACCAGACTCAATCCGGTACAGTGCATCGTTACGGTAGATGGACCAGCCCTGGAGGCTGTACCAGCCGACCGGGCGGAACCGCATCAACTTGTCAACGACGGGACCGATAACGATACCCGGCTCAACAGCGGTCGCCTCAGCGAGCGCCTGCTGGCCTGCGATGATTGTACGGTACACCTTCGCGGACGTGGTGCCGTCATTCGCCGTGTACGCGCGAGGCGTCTCCACGACGTAAGCGCCACCGTACACACCGGTCGTCGCGTTGAGGATGTTCCCCACGTTCGGATCGGTGTACTTGCGGATGTCCTCAAACGAGAGGGAGCCGGTCTCTGCACGGAGGTCGTGCGCGACCTCGGGGTGCATGTAGGCGGCGTACAGCATTCCCTCGCGGGGGACAGCGTTCGCGGAACGCATCTTGGCGACAGCCTTACGGATGTACTCGCCCTCGATCACGTCGGTCGCGGTGATACCGGAAGTGGCAGTGTTGCCAGTTCCCGCGTAGATCACGTTGGTGCCGGTGATGAGGGTCGAAACAACCAGGCGGTCGATCGAATCTGCCATGTTGTAGGCGACAATGTTAGCGATTGCCGGGTCAACATCGGAGAACGCGAACTCACCCAACTTGC